ATGACGGATATAATTATAGTACATTCAAAACAAGGTGATGCATCAAATCATTGGTATGAATGGTTAGCCAGTAACCTCACGCTAGAAGGTTATAATGTAACTTTATTTAACTTGCCGGTTGATGAAAATGATCATATTGATACTTGGATGAGTAACATGAAAAATCAAATTTGTGTTACTAAGTATGAAACGTTTTTTGTAACGCATGGTTTTGGAACACTCGCAGCTTTAAAGTTTATAGAGAAATCACAAATTAATACTATACAAGGATTATTTAGTATTTCTGGATTCATGGAGGATGTCATACCATTTGTCGAAACCAATCAAATTGAAGACTTTCATATAGATTACGAAAACGTTAAACAAAAAGTAGAGGCATTTTATGGTCTATGTGCCAAAAATGATTCCTATGTGTCTTACAAAGAAACAAAAAGATTAATGGATACGCTTGGAGGGACATGTAAAGTAACTGAATTTGGCGGTCATTTTATGGAAGATGATGGTTTCACGACATTTACACAGCTACAAAGTAAAATGCAAGGCATTATGAGTGAGTAATCGAAATTATTATTGTTATAGATTTATAGTGGAGAAATGGGAGGATAAATTAATTAGTAAAAAGCTTTGTTTGATGTATCAATCATAAAGGGCGATAGGTTTTTGTATAAATAAGAAACAAAATATAAAATATTATAGTTATATTCCATTTTTACACAAAATAATTTCTGGAATCCATTGACTATCATGTGAAAAATTTATATACTGAGTAAGTCCTAATTGATACGAGATGTACAAACATCAATTATCGCATTTGAATTTTAATTTCGAATTAAGTTAATGTTAATTAATTTTAAAAAACGTTGACATTAAGTAAATGTTTATGATATATTAATTGGGTAGGCGTCATAAATATTATTAACGCGGGATGGAGCAGTTCGGTAGCTCGTCGGGCTCATAACCCGAAGGTCGGTGGTTCAAATCCGCCTCCCGCAACTTTTTAAATAGGTCCCGTAGTGTAGCGGTTAACACGCCTGCCTGTCACGCAGGAGATCGTGGGTTCGAATCCCATCGGGACCGCCATTTTTATTATGGTTCAGTAGCTCAGTTGGTAGAGCAATGGATTGAAGCTCCATGTGTCGGCAGTTCGACTCTGTCCTGAACCATTCTTTTAAAGTTTATACTTTGGCGGTTGTGGCGAAGTGGTTAACGCATCGGATTGTGGTTCCGACACTCGTGGGTTCGATTCCCATCATCCGCCCCATAATCGTTAAAGTGCGGGTGTAGTTTAATGGCAAAACCTCAGCCTTCCAAGCTGATGTTGTGGGTTCGATTCCCATCACCCGCTCCATTTTAATTATTCCACAGTAGCTCAGTGGTAGAGCTATCGGCTGTTAACCGATCGGTCGTAGGTTCGAGTCCTACCTGTGGAGCCATGGCCCCGTGGTCAAGCGGTTAAGACACCGCCCTTTCACGGCGGTAACACGGGTTCGAGTCCCGTCGGGGTCATACAAACAGAAGTGAATTATCGCTTCTGTTTTTTTATATGGAGAGTTGTCCGAGTTGGCCGAAGGAGCACGCCTGGAAAGTGTGTAGGCGCCACAAGCGTCTCGAGGGTTCGAATCCCTCACTCTCCGTTTTTTACATAATTTGAGCTTTCTTGAGACACCGTAAACCTTGATGTAATAGGGTTTTGGTGTTTTTATTTTGTATTACTTTTTATAATTTATGTCAACAACATGTCAAATTGGCGTAAAAAAATAATAAAACCATGTCAAAATTAAGGTTTCGTTGACATGAAATCTTTGTATCACATGTGGCGCAAGGCTTCTAGCGTTTTACTTCTTTGTATCACATGTGGCGCAAGGCTTCTAGCGTTTTACTTTCTTCTTGCTTTTGACTTTCTTCTAATAAATGGCTATATGTCGATAGGGTAGTAGTTATATCTGCATGTCCCAACCGTTTGGATATATAATATATTGATATACCTTCATGTATTAACATAGAGCAATGTGTATGACGTATGGAGTGCAATGTGTAATTACCGATTCTATTGTTCAAACAAAAGCGTTGTAGTACCTTAGAAACTGCATTGTGTGTGATAAGCGATGCGCCTGTTCTAAATATATCTCCATCTAAATTAATAGGGAAGTCATTTAATACTTGTCTAACATGTTTAATATCTTCACGTGATATTTTAATAACACGATCTGACGTAACGTTTTTAGTACCTCTAATATGAACAGTTTCATTTTCTAAATCGAAATCTTTATATCTCATTTTTTGAATCTCACTAAATCTAGCGCCAGTTACAATTGCTAAATATATAAAGAGGTAAGATAATTTATTTTGACTCTTTGCATATTTTTTTAATTTATAGAAATATTCTAGCTGCATAAATTTATCTTCTTCAGGTTGTTCTTTAACTGCACCTTTAATATTAACCTTATAAGTAGGGTCTTTATAAATGATTCCTTCGTGTAAAGCATCTTGTATTGCTGAACGTAAACAGTAATTTAATTTTCTAACAGATTCTGTAGTTCGTGTACTTGCATATGAGTTAATTAATTCTTGATATTTCGTTTTAGTTAAATCTTTTAATGCTAAGTTACCAAAGTGTTCTTCAAAAACATTCTTTGCATTATAGTATGTTTTCACTGATTTAGGTGTTAGATAGGGTTCTTTGTGAATTTCTATCCATGAAATAAAGTATTTCACAAACGGTGTTTTATCATCTTGGGCAAATCCTTTATTAGCTTTTTCGAAAGCGTCATTCATTGCTATAGTTGCGTCTATTTTCTTCGTAAAGCCCGATTTTCTATAACGTTTACCGTTTAACACGAAATCGTAGCGCCATTTATTTCCTTGTTTCTTGACTGTCATTGTCATTCCTCCTAAAAAAAGATAAAAATATATAGGGTAGCATAGCTACCCTTTACTGCCAAATTATTAAACAATCTTCTAATATATCTAAGAAGTTGTTTGGCAATTTGGTAATCGATAAAAATTTGTCTATAAACTCTTGATTATTAACACTTTCATATCCATTTATTACCATACTTAATTCAGTTAAAAAATCTATTCTCATTTCCTCCATATCTAAAAAAATAAGGATGGAGATAAAGAGCGCTAATAAATCACTTTCCCCGATACCATTGCTATAAGTTTGTTTATCTACATATCTTGCCAAAGTTATTCTTTCTAGATCATTATAATTTAATCTTTTTTTTACATTATGATTTACAAGTCTATTTCCATGAGCCATAGCATTACGAAATTCTCTTAAAAGTTCGATGGAATCTTTGAAAATGCGTTTTTTATCGTCTATTTTCAATTTTTTAGTATCAGTTATCATATTATTAGCTACATAATCTTTTATTTCACCTTTACTTATAGTATACATTCTAATAGAATTTCCAAATGGTAAACTTTTCAAGAATACCCAAGGTGGAAAATCAATAAAATATCTTTCTGATGAAATTGGTTTGTCATTCCAGTTAATTTTATTTAATGCTTTATTGATATTACTTTTAGCGTTGCCTTTATGGTTTTTTAAACTTAAATAGTCTCTTATACTTACTCCTATTTTTTCAGACCAAGCCTTTGATAAAATATGTTTGAATTTAATTTCTATTAACAAAACATATTTTAAAACAATACTTTTAAGCTCATGGTCTAAACGAAAAAGATGCCAAAAATCAGAAAAAGAAGGATTAAAATCAACTAGTATTTCACGATAAGCATTAACAACATTATAATAGCCATAACTGTTTATGAAAGAAGTTACTAAATTTATGTTATCTACATGTATGTTTTCATTTTTCATTTTTTCTATAGAATTTTTAGTATTTAAATATTTCATTATATTCTCCTAAAATGAGAAAAGCCCAAGATTACATAAAAGTAACCTTGGGCCAATCCCAGGTCGAATCGAGTCGACTATTTCGTTACTCTTATATTATCATAATTACCTTTCCACAACAACTATATCTCCTATTTTTATAGGTTTATTACTTTTATAACGGGCATCTTCATCATTAACTTTTGAACTTTCAATGTTTAACCTTTTTCTAGTTTTAATATTATTTTTTGAAATTAATCCGGTTTGTGAAAGTTTAAGTGAATTTGAAATAACTTTGCTATTAATAGAATTTTGTTTGTATAATGTTTTACAAATACTAAACTTCTCATAAACTTGTATTACCTTAACTTTATCCTTAACAAGTGGATAATGTCCTAAAAGTTCACCTGAAAAAGGATCTTTAATTTCTACACCGTTCAAGTCTAAAATTGCAATTTGGTCATCCACTTGGATCTCGTGATCCTTGCCACCAGAAATTACCAATGTATAATTATCTATTATTTTAGCTACTCCTAATTCTCTACTCATGCATATCACCACCTTTCAACGTCTAACTCAGTTAGGCGTTTTTTGATAAAAATATATAGGGCATAGTAGTGTGCCCATTTTTTTTACTGGCCATCAATTAATCCAATAAAGAATTATAGAGATAATTAAAATTATTCCGATAACTAAAAAAGAACAACCACAACCAAAATCTTGTGTGTTATCTTCTTTTAGTTTTTTGAAATTTTTATTGTTGTTTTTTAACTCTTTTTCGTTTTGGTAGCTTTGTAGCAAAACACCAATCCCAGCTACTAATAGAAATAATCCAACAACGAGAAATATCACTTCTACCATTATATCCCCCCTTACTCCCAATTATGATGCTCGAATACCTGTAAAGGCTCGAATTTTATTACATAACCTTTGAAGTACACATCTAATCCATATTTCATTTTGTAATGTTCTATAGCATCTAACACATAACTTTTTGATACTTCGAAGAATAGGGCGATTTCATACAAATTGTGGCAACCGTTTTTAAATGCATCAATAATCCCTTGCATAGTTATGATTTGCTCAATTGCATAACGTCTTGCATACCCTTCAAATTTTCTATTGTTAAACTTTGTTTGGTCAGTTATATCCCCGTATGTAAGTTTGTGGTGTGCAATTTCTTCTGCTAGCGTTTCTAACTTAACTGCTTCGGATCTATTACTGTTAATATAAATTTGGTTATTGTAATACATGCCTGATTGAAAACTAGGCAGTATGTTAGTTTCAGTGATGTTCAAGTTTCGGTATTCATAAATTAATTCTTCATATTTCCCCATCTAATACTCCCTTTATTATAAAAAGTTATAATTGGTAATAAGTTTATGTTATAATATTGTTGATAGGATATCGGGCGCTCGTGGTTTCGTTATTTCAGAAACTATGCGTTGCACCTTCCTTATAAAAGGCTTGGCTCAAAGTTACCTTATCCAATGGACTTAGGCTTCCTTTGAATTCACCCGATGCAAACTATACATTACTGTATAGTAGGGCAATAAATTACCAGATAGCGAAATGTTAGACGTATTAAAATCAGGTACTTCTATTCGAGAACTAGAGAAATCAGTTGAGTCAAAGTTGAATTTCATAGAAGACATCTCTCCTGAATTATTTAGTATATCTTTAGAAAGTAAGTTGATTGAATTGTCTTTGGTAGTAGTTCCGTTACTCAATTATGTTATCGCCACCGTTTTTTATCGGTGGCTTCTTTGTGTTTCCACAAAGTTCAGCATATGTCTTTATCCTATTAAACTATTACTTCTATTTGCGTTTGCTTTTTAGATAGTTAATAAAATCTTCAACTTCTTGTTTTTCATCTTCTGTTAAATCCTCTTTGTCAAAATGTGCAGCAATAGTATCTTGTTCTTCTTCAGTAAAATCATCTCCATCTAAATGTGCAGCTATTGTATCTTCATTAGAAGGGTCTTCGTCAATCCATCCCATTAAGTAAGCTGGATTAACGTTTAAAGCACTAGCTATATTTTCTATAGTGTCATTTTTTAAATTTTTAATATTTCCGCTCTCATATCGTTGTACAGTGGCTTCAGTTTTACCAATTTTTCTTCCTAATTCTGCTAAAGTTATGCCCTGTTTTTCTCTTGATTGTTTCATTCTTTTTGAAAAGCTCATCTTGTCCAGCTCCTTTTATGTGATAACTATATTATAAGGAAAACTTTCGGCATTTGCAATATTTTTCTAAAAAACTTTCGCAAAATGCTTGATTAATTAATTAAGTGTTGTTAATATTAACTTACGCAATACGAAAGTGAGGTGAATAACATGTATGTAGACAAGAATTTACTTCTTTCGAAAATGTCATTGCGTGGTTACAATATTTCTTCTTTAGCTGAAGCTACAGGAATTAATAGAGACACTATTTCCAACGTATTAAATGGTAAAACAGCACCGTCTTATCCGGTGATGAACGCTATTTTTTATGAACTGAAATTAACACCACAAGAAGCAGTAGATATTTTTTTTAGCAGCAACTTACGTAATAAGAAAGTTAAAACTTAAAGGAGGAAATCAAATGAAAGGATTACAAGAAATACAAATTGAAAATAATTCAGAATTAGGACCAGTTGTTTCAAGCAGAACAGTAGCAAAAGAATTAGAAAGAACACACAAAAATGTAATTAGAGATTTAGAGCAAATTTTAGAAAGCTCAAATGTGAGCTCTCTAATTATACCAAGCAGTTATAAAGTTGAAGGGCAAAAAAGAAGTTATAAAGAATACCTTATAACTAAAGATGGTTTCACATTGTATATGTTCAACATTCAAGGTCATAACGATTTTAAAATGGCGTACATCAATAAATTTAATGAAATGGAACAACAAATACAAAACCGTTTGCCAGGTTCATATAAAGAAGCATTAACACAATTACTAGAAACAGTTGAACAGAAAGAGAAATTGGAATTAGAAAACAACATGAATAAACAAAAGATAGCAGAATTTGAACCTAAAGCATCATATTTAGACACGATTCTTAACAATAAGAGTTTAGTAACAGTAGGGCAAATTGCTAAAGACTATGGTATGTCAGCACAAGCACTTAACAAATTACTGCATGACTTAAAAGTTCAATATAAACAATCTGGACAATGGTTACTATATTCGAACATACAAGACAAAGGTTATACACATTCATCTACTACAGAAATTGAACATAAAGATGGTAGTACTTCAGTAAGAATGAATACTAAGTGGACGCAAAAAGGTCGCTTATTCATCTACGATTTACTGAAAGATAACGATATTTTACCAACAATCGAACAATAGGAGGAAACGGAATGTTTAAAAGAAAAAAATATAAAAAAGATTATGAATTTGAATTAGAAACTAACATTGAAGATTTCCACGAGAAAGCAAAAGAAATTGAATCTCTAACAGATCAATTAGAAAATGCGACTCTTAATTACAAAACAATAAAGAATGAAATAAAAAGTAAAACTAAATTAATTGATAACAAAATTAAAGAGTTCAATTCTTTAAAATTCAAATATAAAATCACAAAAAAATAAGAGTGGTGCTGTAACACCAACTCTTAATGATAAGTTACTTTTCGATTTTAATTTCTGTTTTACATTTAGGACATTTGTCTTTGCGTTTTTTTGTATCTACTTTGAACTTCTTACCGCAATTAGGACAATGCATTTCAATATAACGAGTTGCTTTTTCAAAGTCTTTATTGAATTTTTTTTCATCAAAATCGAATGATACACCTGACTTTTTACTCATAATAACACCTCCTTCCCATAGGAGATAAATAAATTATACCACGTAGCACAATTTAAAGGAGGATCAAGTATGAACTTAAAACAAGTATTAAAAATAACACTCCTAATCGTCATCTTGGCGGAAGAGATTAAGAGTGTTAAGAAAAATAAAAACTATAGATTAAATGTTGATATTAATACTGATGAACTTATCAAAAAATTAGAATCCTTCAAATAAATTTTTGAAAGTATGTTCACCTAATGCTTTTTCAAGCATTTCATGCCATGAAGAAAAGTTTGTGTTTTCTGAAACATAAGTATCCCACTCTTTAGTTTGAATCATCTCATTAAAGTCATCTTGTTTTTTGATACTTAATTCACTTGATTCAACAAATTTAACGATGTCTTCTTCATTAGTATATTTCTTCATAAACTCAGGGTTAAACAAAGTGTCGATACTCATGTCAGATGTGCCATTCATTTCTTTGGCATTATCACTAATTTTATCTAATTTTTTCGATAATTCATCGAAACCATCAATATTACTCATTTATTCACACCACCTTTGCACGCAGATAAATCAATTATACCAGAAAGGAGTGGTTAAGATGACACAACTTACAGTAACGATACCAGAAGAGTACGTGTTAATTACTCAAGAAGAATATAACGAGTTACAAAACAAAGAAAAACCAATTTGGTGGTCAATGCAGGACTTAATAGATGAAACAGGTTTCGAGTACAAATGGTTGCGAGACAATATTTTGATGAATCCAAAGTACATTAAGCAACTTAAGCACTTTGTATATTATCCAGATGGTGGCAAATGGGCTTTCAATAGAGAGCCGATGCAGAAGTTTTTAAAGGAAAACTTCTCAGAAATATTTAATTAAAGGAGGATTAACATGAAACACATTTTAGCATGGTCAACAGCAATACTATTCACAATGTTGTTTGCACTAATCACTTTCGACTTTCATTACAGTTTAGTAATTAGCGTTATAAGTTTCATCGGCAGTTATGTATTTTGGAACAGTTATTACGCAGAAAAAAAGACCGCTAAGCGTTGGAGCGCTTAACAGTCGAACATTTAACAAATTTAACAACTTAAATATACATGGAATAGAGGTGTTTCGTCAAATGGCAGAAGAATACGAAACAAAAGAAGTAGCTTATCTAATCAAAGAACAAGACGGAAAACGTAGATATATAACAAATAAACCTAACCATCCAGAAGATGCAACTTACAACATTCAGCGTAGAAATGCTAGGCGTTTAACAGGTTTAGAAGAAATAAACATTCAATGGGAAGAGCATCTTATTGAAACAGAAACTACAGTGACAAAAAAATCTTATAAAACATACAGTGTAGATCAATTGAAGGAGGTACAAGATGACTGAACAAACATTATTCAATCAACTGAACGCATTAAATGTTAATGATCACGTTGAGAAGAAACAAGGGTTATCATACCTTGCGTGGTCTTACGCACACCAAGAGTTAATGAAAATCGACCCTAACTATGAAATGAAGATACATGAGTTCCCACATCCAGACGTAACTAACGACCAATATTTTGTGCCTTACTTGGCTAGTCCTGAAGGTTATAGCGTAACAGTATCTATTACATTAAAAGGATTAACAAAGACGGAAACTTTACCCGTACTAGACTTTAAGAATAAGTCAGTGCCTTACAAACAAGCTGATATGTTCCAAATAAACAAAACATACAAGCGCGCATTTGTTAAAGCAGCAGCATTACATGGTATCGGATTGTATTTATATCATGGGGAGGATGCGCCAGACGCTAGTGAAAGTGATGTAAGTGAATTAACAGAAAAGATTAATCAATTTGTAAGTATCTCACAAGAAAAGGGCAAAGATGCCACGTTAGACAAAACGAGACGTTGGTTAGGATTACAGACTATAAACAAAGCATCGAAAAGTGAGATTGCAAACGCACACGCAAAACTAGATGCAGGACTAAAACAATTAGACAAGGAGAATGAATAATGATAAATAGAGTCGTATTAGTAGGTAGATTAACAAAAGATCCGGAATTTAGAACAACACCATCTGGAGTGAGTATTGCAAATTTCACTTTAGCTGTTAATAGAACATTCACAAATGCACAAGGCGAGCGTGAAGCAGACTTCATCAATGTAGTTGTTTTTCGTAAACAAGCAGAAAATGTAAACAACTATTTATTCAAAGGTCATTTAGCTGGTGTTGATGGTCGTATACAATCACGTAGTTATGAAAACAATGAAGGTAAACGAATATTCGTTACCGAAGTAGTAGCGGACAGTGTTCAATTCATGGAACCTAAATCACAATCTAAAGGGCAATCTCAACAGCAAAGCGGGCAAGCTAACCCGCAACAAGCACCTGCTAAAGATAATCCATTTGCTAATCCTAATGGACCAATTGATATTTCAGATGATGATTTGCCATTTTAATTTTACACAATGTAAAAAGGTGATTAAATGCCAATAATTAAAAACTACATCCAACAAGATGACGGCACAATAACTGCTGTCATCGAGGGTGTGACATTAGAAAATAAAGACTTCTTACTATTAGATAACGGATTAGAAGTTGAGTGTGAAGTAAGCATCTCAGATCCATACAAAATAACTGATAAGCAACGTAGAAAGATATTTGCGCTTATGAACGATATAGAAGCTCATACAGGGCAACCACAGGATTATATGAGGAATGTATTCCAAGAATACGTTCGCGTCTTATACGCCTATGAGAATCGAATATCACTAGCTGATTGTTCTCGTAAAGTAGCTGGTCAAATTATAGATATAGCAATCGAATGGATATTTGAAAATGATATACCACTTAGATTTAAAACGAGTGACCTTATCAAGAATGATAGAACGTTTCTATACATGGCTACTATTAATAGAAAGTGTGTAATCTGTGGCAAACATGCAGAACTTGCACATTATCAAGCAGTAGGTAGAGGACGTAACAGACGCAAGATAGAACACTTTGGTAATAAAGTGCTTGCATTATGCTCAAACCATCACAGAGAGCAGCACACGATTGGTATGGATAGCTTCAATAGTAAATATCATTTAACTGATAGTTGGGTGGATGTGGACGACAAGTTAAACAGAATGTTGAAAGGACTGAAAGTAGATTGAGTGAACAACCTAGTTTTTATTCTATATTACCCGCAGTAGTTAGATATGATACAAGATTGACTGATAGTGAAAAGATATTCTTTTCTGAAATCACAGCGTTAAGTAATAAATATGGTTATTGTACAGCGTCTAATGGTTACTTTGCTAAATTGTACGATGTTACTAAAGTTACTGTATCAAGACGTATTGCTCATTTAAGAGAGTTGAATCATATAAACGTAAAAATCATTAGGGAAGGTAAGGAAATCAAGCAACGTAAGATATTTCCAATAACTAATGTAAGTACCCCTATTAACACAAATGATAATACCCCTATTAACAATTCTGTTGATACCCCTATTAACACAAATGTTAAAGAGAATACTACAAGGTTTAATACTACAAGTATTAATAGTAACGTGACTGCAAAAATATTTGAATACATTAGTAATAATTTAGAGATGATACAAAGTCCATTGAAGATAGATGAAATAGAATACGAGATCAATCTGATAAAAGATGATGCTTATGAAATAACTAAGATAGCTGTTGATTACTGTAAAGAAAAGAACAAAGGCATACCTTACCTAATATCTATATTAAAGAATTGGAATAAGGAAGGCATAGATACGGTAGAAAAAGCTAAGGCTAAAGTAGAGCCCAAAAAACGTAAGCAACCTAAAAAAGAATCAGACAACTTCCTAGAAAGGAAACGTCAAGAATTAATGGGAGGATAAACCATGTCAATGACTAAAAAAGAAGCTTTCGAAATCATTGAGATGTTAGCCAATGTATACAACATGGAATTGAACGATACCAAATTCAATTTGTGGATTAACTTCTTGTGTGAAGATGGCGATTACGAACCATCAATGAAGATGGCTAAAAAATATATTAAAGATGGCAACGTCTACCCACCTAAGATACCTAATATCATGCGTAAGTTTCCTAAGACATTTAAAGACGATGAACCAGATGAAGAAACTAAGTTGCATAGATGGAAGATGGATAATGACCCAGAATACGTTAAACAGCGTCAACAAGCGTTAGAAGAATTTAAACGCAAAGTAGCAGAGTTCGATAATAGAGGTGATGACTTTGATTAATGAGCAATATGAAATTGAGAGTACGGTCGTCGCTAGTCTGCTAAAGAAACCAGACTTACTTGAAAAGTTAAGAGTTAAGCCTTTTATGTTTCAAGATGAACAATTCAAAAGGTTTATAGAATATATCTTGAATCAAGGAAAAGTAGATTTAAACGAAATTTATCTTAAAAGTATTAAAGATAAAGAATTTTTAAGCAATGAAGTGATTGCCAAATTATACAAAACAGATTTTATTGGTTACGGATTCTTTGAAAGATACCAACAAGATTTATTGCAGAATTATCAAATCATTAAAGCGAATGAACTTGCTGATGATTTCAAACAATCTGCTACACCAGAAACATTTAATGAAATGGTGGAACAACTTAAAGATTTAACGAGTATCGCAACTAAAAAAGAAGATGGTACGCAACGCTATGCTAAGCAGTTAGTTGAAGATTTGTATAGTGACGAACCAGTAGAACGTGTGAAAACAAAGTATCAACTTATGGATTATAAGATTGGTGGATTTGAACCAAGCCAATTGATTGTAATAGCTGCACGACCTAGTGTAGGTAAAACTGGTTTTGCTTTAAACATGTTATGGAATATCGCCAAGCAAGGACATCAAACATCATTCTTTAGTATCGAAACAACAGGTAAAAACGTATTGCAAAGACTGTTAGCGACTATCACAGGCATTGAGTTGAATCGTATTAAGAATGTACAAGACCTAACACCAGATGAATTAACTCAATTAACAGGTGCGATAGACCAAATTCTTAAATTAGGAATCAATATTAATGATGATAGTACAACAACACCGCAAGACATTAGATCTCAAGCAATGAAACATAGCGATAAGCCACAAGTTATATTCATTGATTACTTACAGCTTATGGAAACGGATACGAATGTTGATAGACGAGTTGCAGTTGAAAAAATATCGCGTGACTTGAAAATCATAGCGAATGAAACAGGCGCAATTATAGTCGTACTTTCACAATTAAATCGTGGTGTTGAATCTCGAAATGATAAACGTCCAATGTTATCTGATATGAAAGAATCCGGTGGTATTGAAGCTGACGCAAGTATGGCAATGATGCTGTACAGAGATGATTACTACGAACAAGAAGATGATGAATCTGGTAAGTCAATTGTTGAATGTAATATAGCCAAAAACAAAGACGGTGAAACTGGTGTGATTGAGTTCGAATTTTATAAGAAAACGCAGAGGTTTTTCACATGACTATAGGACAATTTCAACAATTACTTGGTTATCTATACAGGACGACATATAAGGGCGATGCAGACGTTCAATCGTGTTTACTTGAGTTAGGTTACACAATTAAGAGATTGCTTAAAAATGGGCGCTTAACACCCTTTGATGATTACGAAGAAAATAAGAACATTATCTTTAAAAACTATAAAGGTGTGAATATAGATGGGATTAATTGAAGGTAGCAAGAACAAATATTACTTATACCGAGATAACGATGAAAAAGCAGTATCTGTCTTACCATTGTCACCAAATGTGAATAGCGTCGGAAATATAACGGGCGCTTACTTCTCGGGTGGAGTTAAGAATATGACTGATGATGAGTTATTAAATTTCAAAGCAGTACACAATTTATATTATGAACAAGAACTTGGAAGCCAATTAAATATATTTGACTTGTAGGAGTGACGGAATGAGTAAGTACAACGCTAAGAAAGTTGAATATAAAGGGATTGTGTTTGATAGCACAGTCGAATGTGAGTATTACAAACATTTAGAAAATCGATTGCATATAGATGGATTCGATGAAATAGAAGTGCAACCAAGATACGAACTAATACCTAAAATAGGTAAGCAGCGTAAATCAGAATATATCGCAGACTTTGCACTGTTGAGTGAAGGGAAGTTAATCGAGGTAATAGACGTGAAAGGTATGGCCACTGAAACAGCTAAGTTAAAAGCTAAGTTCTTTAGATACTTATATTCCGATGTAAAGCTAACGTGGATATGTAAAGCGCCTAAATACACAGGACTAGAGTGGATCACGTATGAAGATTTAATTAAGGCTAGACGAGAACGCAAGAAAGCGAAGTGATTCCAATGGAACAAACAATCACACTACAAATCAAAGTGGAAGTTGAACAGGAAGTCACAGTACCTGTGGCAGACAATTACGACATAGAAGAAATAAGTAACAGTGAAGCAGATAAGTTATATAAAAAGTATGTAAACAACCCAGAGTTACTAGGGTTTGAAGATATTAAGTTCAGACAAGTATCAGACGTACAAGTTAAGGATTATTAGGAGGGTTTAAGTATGACGACTGACACACGAATAAGACAGGAATTGAAGGCTGTTAAAGAGCAGCAAGACATATCCTATCAAACGTTAGCAGAACGTATAGGTGCTAAAGAGTATTACTTGATGCGATTCGTTAGAGGACAAGCAAAGTTAGGATATATTCTTCAAAAGAAGATAATGACTTATTTTGAGAGTATCGATGCAGAGTTAGCAAAACAAATTAAAGAAGAGAAAATACAAAAGGAAAATGAAAAGCAAAATGAAGAAGAACGTAAAACAGAAATGAGGGCGATCAGTAAAATGTTAGGCGAAGAAATCAGACGGCAACAACGTAAAGAAGCATTGAAATTGGAACGTATGAAGAAATTAAAGCCTCATTTAATTAACGTACCACAACGACATACTGAAAGTAAGTATGCGAAGTATCTGTGGGAAAGCTATTCATTTACATGTGCAAAGGTGGCTGAATAGATGCGTATAGATCAATTAGATATAGGTTACACAGTTTGGTTTATCAAACCAGGTGGGCAGTTATCGGAATACGGAATAGTTAAAGAATTAATATTCAATGACGGAAATCCAATAGCAGTAATCGAAATGGGAGAGTTCACGAAAGTCATTGATGATACTTATGATATAGCGATAGGAAGTGGATATGATGCCAATGAAACCACAATTTGAGTATGTTGTTTATAAAGGTGATGAAGTAGTATGTGGTGGCACTAAAGCTGAGTGTGCAGAGAAGTTAGGTATTACTGAACGAAGTATAGCGCATTTAGCTACAGATTCTTATAAGCGTAGTTTAAAAAACGTAACTTAGATGAAGGAAATGTCATGGTTGCAGAAAAAGTATTGATATCTGAAATAGAAGCAGAGAAAGTAATATGATCCTATCCGACACTATCAAAGTTAAATATAAAATTGATACTAAAGGTAGAAATACTGTCGAAATGGCAAAGCTACTAAGAGATTGGGGAGTTAAAGGATTCTTATACTCGATTAATCCACGTAGTATTGTCATGGCAGTGTTGCCAGAGGACAAGGAACATAACAGGAAAGTAATGGAGGGGTTGAGAGAATGAATTACAAAGTATATAACAATGATTGTGTTATCGGTATGCAAGAACTACAGAATAATACAGTTGACGCAATCATTACAGACCCACCTTATAACATAGCTCGTGATAATAACTTTAAATCAATGGGCAGAGCAGGTATTGATTTTGGTGAATGGGATAAAGAGTTTAATTTAGTTTCTTGGATTCCTATTTCTATAGATAAAGTGAAGAAAGGCGGTAATGTGATTATTTTTACAGATTGGAAAAGTACGACACCTATTATCGAAGAGTTAGAAAAGAATAATTGTGAAGTAAAAGACATGATACGTGTTGAAAAATCAAACCCAATGCCCAGAAATCGTGACAGACGTTTTATAACAGATTATGAAATTGCTATATGGGCAGTGAAAAAAGGTGCTAAATGGACTTTTAACAGACAACTTGAAACCTATGAACGACCGTTAATTAAAACTAAGGTCACACCAAAATCAGAGAAAATAGAAAAGGGACACCTTACTCAAAAGAATATTGAAACTATGGAATGGCTTATTGAAAGACTAACAAATGAAAGAGATGTAGTACTAGATCCTTTTATGGGCAGTGGTACAACAGGAGTAGCTTGTCAAAATTTAAACAGACGATTTATTGGTTATGAGTTGGATGACAAATACTATTCTATGGCGAAAAGTAGATTGCTAATTGTATAAAGGAGTGATGGCGAGTGAATAACACAGTTAAAGATTATGAAAAGCTATCAGAACAATATAACAAGATGATAGCAGAGCGAAACAGCCTTATCGACGATCTATCTTGGTATAAAGCAAAGGTTAGTAGGTTGGAACGTGAGAATGAACAACTCAAAGAAAGTCATATAAAACACATTACTAATATGGAAAATTACTATAAAGACAGATTGCAAAAACTCAAAGAAAAAAATGGAGAGCTACAAGAATTTATTGAGGGTAAAAATAGTGACCTTCTATTTACAGAAGATGAAATCATACAACTAGAAAAAGATCTTGAAAATAAACACAACCTTCTATCAGAAATCTCACAACACATCGGCAACAAACCATCGAGCAGCACGTATAAGTATTTTAGAGCGAAGTTGGATAATTTAAATATAACGGAGGACAAACAAAATGACTAAACTACAAATCAAACTACTAAGCGACAACGCAACTAAACCTAAACGAGCAGATGATGAATCAGCTGGTTATGACATATACGCAGCAGAAACAGCAATACTAGAACCACAAGAGAAAGCATTGATTGCTACTGATCTAGCAGTGAATATACCTAAAGGTTATGTTGGATTGCTCACATCGAGAAGTGGTGTAAGTAGTAAAACTGATTTAGTTGTAGAAACAGGGAAGATTGACGCCGGTTTTCAAGGCCATATGAAGATTAATGTTAAAAATGACATAGAAAAATCTGTAAAAGTTACACCTAAAGCGTTTACTACAAATTATATGTATGGACTTAAAGATATAGGCGGGGGAGAAACAGGATTATTCTTTCAACCTAGTTGTTACGAAATAAAAAAAGGCGACCGACTAGCACAATTAGTCATCGTACCAATATGGACACCAGAGTTAGAACCAGTTAAGGAGTTTAGTAATGAAACAGCAAGAGGAGAAAAAGGATTCGGGTCAACTGGCACAAGATAAAGATATTCTAGAAAAAGTGAAGGAAGTGTTGAGGAAATGACACAGTATTTAATTAGAACATTAACAGATTCAACCGGTCACCCTTTCACTCATGTAACTAAAGCTCGTGATAATGAATCATACACTGTGATTGAGGCAGAGAGTAAGGAAGAGGCGTTGGAAATGGTAAAGAAACCCAAAGGATTATTAAGTGTAGTACCTTCTAGTTTTAATAACGGTCCAATTAGTAGAGCGTTAAAAGGTAGCATATATAGAAAGGACAGTGACCAATGAAAATACTTAAAACATTACTAATCATAGCACTTTACGAACTAAGCAAATACGTTACGAATGAAATACTAATTAAATTATCTGCCAATGATGAGATAGATACACCATGTGATTATGATAAGGATGTGAAGTGATGTACTGGATTATAGCAACTATTCTTCTAAGCACTATCGCAATCGTTTCACTTATATATAACGCAAACAAAGATTCTAAGATAGATGCACTGGAATATGAGGTGGCGTACTTGCTAGATATTATATTCAATGATCATGGCGATGTGGTGTTGAGATTGAAGGAAAATGAATTAACGGATGAAGATATTAGAGAAATCAAAGACGCATGGGATAAACGTATTAAATAACCTGGAGGTAATATATGTACACACCAACTGAAGTGAAACAATTAATAACCGACTATCACTGGATGCGACGACTCATTGACCATCAAGTGTATGAGTATGATAGCACATCTATAGGACAATACGGTATAGAGTCAGCTATGCCTAAAGCTCAGGGGGGCACAGGTGATAAGGTGTTAGTTAGGGTAATCAAGAACGATAAGGATAGACGCAAGACGCAAGAGCTTATAGAGAAGGTAGCATTCATTGATGAGTATGAGCATAACATAACCAATGATAAGAACTACCACATACTACAGTTACTTAAGCAGGGGGAGAAGATAAACACCATTGCTATGTTAATGAAGGTAGACCGTAAGGAAGTATATCGTAAGCTAGATATTATAGTGAGTATCTATATGGATGCACAGACCTAATGTGGACAAATGTCACATATGCCACATATGACACACTATTATATATATGCATATACTATGTTATATAATATCCATATGGGATAGATACTTATCGTTCCAGTACCTATCATCGTAAATACTATATTAGATTGAGGCACACCAATTCCACTGGTGTGTCTTTCTTTATATGACCCGTTTAGCTTATTGAGTAAAAGCGTCCAACATATGGTGGAATATAACAGTGCGATTCTGTTAACGGGTTTCTTTATATGTTGATTGATACGAGTATCATCACATGAAAAACTTATTTACTTTTTCTTAATCATAACGTCATGATGATGTACTCATATGAGTTAACATACATAACTCACATGTCATACTTAATGGTGATCCATATGTATCTAGACTAAGGAGCTTAACTCTTATGATTAATTACAATGAATATAAAGAACGTAAACGTTTCTATAATAGTAAAGCATGGGAAGATGTTCGGTTATATGTACTAAAGCGTGATAATCATGAATGTGTATGGTGTAAAGCAGAAGGTAAAGTGGTTACTGAAGGTTTAGAAATAGACCATATAGAAGAATTACAAGATAGACCAGACCTCAAACTTGAACCAGATAATCTAAGAACGTTATGCAAAGCTTGTCATAATAAAAGACATGTACGTTTTCAATACGGTGGAAATCAATTCAAACCGAAAGAAAATAAATGGGCTGATGAATTGTGGTAAAAAGCACGCCCCCCCATCAAATCATTTCCCAATTATTTCCTGACCGGGAGAACGGCGTGTGGGCTCGACTTCGCAACTTTTCGACAAAATTACACATATAACCCATACCCCCTACCCCTATAAACAGAAAGGAGGCTAAATATGGAATTAACTGAAGAACAACGACGTGAACGAGAGAAATTGGTTAAAAAAGAAGAAAAAAGATTACTTGAGATATACAAAGAATTACCTAATGATAAATTGAAAGTTGCTCAAGGTTTGATTAAGCAAGCTGCAAGAAACAGGATAATGCTCAATTACATGTGGGAGGATATTCAAGAAAATGGAGAGTACGATTTATTCCAACAATCCCAAAATGTCCCTGCATATGAGCGTGAGAGACCTGTTGCGCGTTTATATAATACTCGTGACCAATCTTATCAACGTGCCATTAAACAACTAACTGACTTATTGCCTAAAGAGGCTAAGCCGGTTGAAACAGATGAACCTGTTGATGATTATGTATGATCAGTAACAAATACGTAGATGAATATATTAATCAATGGCGCGAAGGTAAGATTATATTTAATCAAGAACGTATCGATTTAGTAAATTATTTAGAGAGTGAAGTGCTTATAAAAGATAATATTCATTTTGATGATGAAAAGATTGATAAATGTATTAAATTTATTAATAAATGGTACTTTCCAGTACAGCCATTTCAAAAGTTTATTATTGCTTTTATATTTTTAATGGATGACGAGAGTGATACACCATATTTTACAGAATTTGCATTATTCATGGGGCGTGGTGCTGGTAAGAATGGATTTATCAGTGCTATTAGTGATTTTATGACTACACCCATACATGGCATTAAAAAATACGATATATCTATCGTTGCTAATAGTGAAGACCAAGCTAAAACATCATTTAATGAAATATATGACGTGTTACTTGAGAATAAACGCAATAAAACAGGCGAACGACCTAAAGCGCCATATGAAGTTAGTAAAACAGAAATAAAAAATAGAGCAACTAGTTCTATTATTAAATACAACACATCTAACACTAAAACCAAAGATGGCGGTCGTGAAGGTTGCGTTATTTTTGATGAGATAGCCGTATACGAAACACCTGATATGGTAAATGTAAAACGTGGTGGTCTTGGTAAAGTGCCGCATGATAGGACATTTTATATTTCTACTGATGGTTATGTACGTGAAGGTTTCATGGATAGTATGAAAGATAGAGTGTTAGAAGTTCTAGCTGGTAAAAATACAGAAGATAGAATATTCCCATTCTATTGTAAACTTGATAATCCAACGGAAATCGATAATGAAGATATGTGGGAGAAAGCTAATCCAATGCTCCACCCTCCACTCACTGGGTATGCGAGCAACTTGAAACGAAAAATCAAAGAAGAATATAATGTCTTACACATTAATCGTTCAAATAAGCCTGAATTTGTAACTAAACGAATGAACTTACCTGAGCAAGACCCTGAAAGTGTGGTTGCACCTTGGGAAGAAATCAAAGCGACAAATAAACCGTTTCCTGAATTGGAAAATAAAGCCTGTATTGGTGGTCTTGACTATGCGTTAGTTAGAGACTTTGCCAGTGTAGGCTTGTTGTTTAGGGAGAATGACCAATATTATTGGAAAACACATTCGTTTATACGTCGTGAATTCTTAGAAACAACACATTTAGAGCCACCTATAGAACAATGGGCAGATGATGGACTTCTAACTATAGTAGACGATGATGTTATCGATATATCTTACATTGTTAATTGGTTTATACAGCAACAACAGAAGTACAACTTAACGAAAGTTATATCAGATAACTTCAGAACGGACATTGTACGTAGACCATTTGAAGATGCTGGCATACCTTTAGAAGTTATTAAAAATCCAACTGCGATACATGGTTTACTAGCACCACGTATAGATACGATGTTTGCTAAAAAACAAATTACTTTTGGTGATAATCCGTTAATGCGTTGGTTTACTAATAATGTTGCAGTCAAAATGCAACCAGATGGCAGTAAGAAATATATAAAAAAAGATGAAGTTAGACGTAAAACTGATGGATTCCATGCCATGCTACATGCATTGTATCGTGCTGATGAAATATTAGAGTATGATCAACCATTTATTATGGCAGACATTGAATTTTAGGAGGTGAAACATTGAGTATATTTGACCGCATACTTGGTAAAAATGAAGCAATAGAGTTTAGTTATGACTTTGAACTGTTAAGAGAAACATCTAAAAAAGCCTACATAAAACGTTGGGCATTAGACACATGTATTAACCATATTGCAAGAACAATAAGTCAAACTAAATTTGAAATCTTAGATAGTGAAAGCAAAGATAATTCTTCCACAACACATTATAAGTTAAATGTTAGGCCAAACACAGATGAAAGTGCTGCTACATTTTGGCAAAAAGTTATACGAAAGTTGATTTACGATAACGAAGTATTAATTGTAGTTACTGACACAAAAGATTTAATTATTGCAGATGATTTTACTCGTGAAGAATACGCATTATATGATGATATATTTGAACATATTGTTGTTGGTGATTTTGAGTTTGAACGTAGCTTTAAAATGAGTGAAGTTATTTATTTAGAATATAATAATGAATCGATTATGAATATGTTATCAGGCTTGTTTAGTGATTATGGGGAAATATTTGGTCGGTTTTATCAATCTAATTTAATGAACAATCAAATTAGAGCGACACTTGCTATGGATGCAAACGTAGGGATGACTCAAGATTCTCAAGAAAAGATGCAATCGTTTATTAACAAAGCTTACGAATCATTTAGCAGTAATGATATAGCGATAGTTCCCTTGCAAAAAGGTTATTCTTATGAAGAACATTCATCTAAGAATGTTGCTAAGACATCGTCGCAAATAGATGATTTAGTAAAAGTACCCAACCAGTTATTGAGTTACGTAGCACGTAATTTAGGCATACCTGTAGGTTTAATCAATGGTGAAACTGCCGATATTGAAGCAATGACTGATAATTACATGAAATTCTGTATTAAACCAATTATCGAAAAAATAACGGATGAATTAAACGCTAAATTATTTAGCGAACGAGGTTATAAAGAAGGTAAAAGAATTAAAGCTATTTCAATAGATCAAAAAGGACCATTAGAAGTGAGTGAAGCAGTAGACAAACTCATTGCTAGTGGTTCTTTTAATAGGGATGAAATCAGAGTTTTAACTGGATTTGAACCTATTGGAAGTGAAGAAATGCAGAAATTTATTATCACTAAGAACTATCAAACTGTAGATGAAGAAACTACAGATGGTGAAGGGGGTGATATAGATGAGTAATAACGAAATCGATATTTATGGTTTTATTGATTCGATGACAGTTGAAGGTATGACGATTAGCCCACAAACAGTTAAAGACCAACTGAAAGAAATGAGCGATGAAAATGAAATCATTGTAAACATAAACAGTCAGGGTGGCGATGTGTTTAGTGGGGTTGCTATATACAATATGCTTCGTCGTCAAGATGCCCATATCACCGTAAATATTGATGGTTTGGCAGCATCAATTGCTTCAGTCATTGCTATGGCTGGTGACACAGTTAACATGCCAAATAATGCAGTACTAATGATTCACAATGCTTGGACACAAATTACAGGTGACTCTAATGAGTTTAAGAAACAGGCAGATTCATTAGAAAGAATAAACTCTGTCGTGTTCAATAGTTATTTAGATAAAAATCCTGATATTGATCATGCGCTTCTACGTCAGTATATGGACGCAGAAACATGGTTTACAGCATCAGAAGCTAAAGAATTAGGATTGATAGATAATATAACTAAAAACACACGTGTCGCAGCAGCGGCAACATCTACAATGCTAGGAGGTGAGACATTTATGAGTAGATACCGTAACGAAGATCCACAACAACCACAACAACCTAAAAAACAAGGTGAAGAGGTTACTGTTGAAGATGTGATGGATAAATTAGAAGAAATCTTGGCTGAAATTAAAAAAGTTTGTGACAAAGACGGTGAAGGTTCAGAACCTAAAAAAACTGAACCAAATGAACCACCTCAAAACAGTTTTGCAAGATTGTTTAATATGCAAACGAAATAAACAATAAAAGGAGAATGAAAATTATGGCAATCGATTTAGAAAACAGAGAGCAATTTGAAAACTCTCAACAACTATTAAAGCAATTTTCAAATATGAGCCCGAATGCATCGGATGAGCAAGTAAAGGAAAAGTATACAGAATACATGAACGCGTATAGTGAAGATTTAGCTAATGCTATTCGTAAGGATATGCAAAATGAACAAGGTGACAATGCAGTGTTAAACGCACGCAAAGTCAATCGTTTAACTAACGAAGAAAAGAAATTCTATAACGCGTTAGTTTCTGAAGATCATGTTAATACGGATACAAACTGGAAAGATGGAGAGCTATTACCAGAAACAGTTATTGATCGTATCTTTGAAGATATTGAGTCAGAACATCCTTTATTACAACACATTAATATTAACCGTACTGGATTGAAAGCACGTGTTATTCGTTCAGTGCCTGAAGGTCAAGTAGTATGGGGTAAAGTGTTCGGAGAAATCCGTGGACAACTTGAAGCTACTTTCTATGAACAAGATGTTTCATTAGGTAAAGCTACAGCGTTTGTAGTAGTACCAAAAGATTTAAAAGACGCAGGTGTACAATGGGTTGACCGTTATGTACGTGCGCAAATCAAAGAAGCATTTGCAGTAGCAATTGAAAAAACTGCAGTTGTTGGTGAAGGTGCTGCTAAAGACCAACCTGTTGGATTAATGAAAGAAATTAATCGTACAAATGGTGCTGTTTCAGATAAATCAGTAGCTGGTACCTTAACATTATCTGATGCTAAAACTTCAATTTCTGAAATTGGTGGCGTAATCAAGAATTTATCCACTAAAGAGTACTATGACAAAGACGGTAACGTTAAAAAATCTAAAGGCGCTAGTGTATTAAATAATGTAGTTATCGCATTAAACCCTGCAGATTACATCTATACTGGTGTAGCATTTATGCAATTACACAACGGACAATTTGTAAGTCCAATTCCATTTAACGTAACGTTTGAACAGTCTGAATTTGTTCCTGCTGGTAAAGCAGTAGCATTCGATAAAACACGTTATAATTTCTATGCTGGAAGCGAAGTAATTGTGCGTGAATTCGACCAAACTTTAGCTTTAGAAGATATGGACTTGTACACTGCAAAACAATTCCTTTATGCTGAACCAGACGATAACAAAACTTCATTTGTATATGATGTAGATTTTTCAAGCTTAGGTTCTACTGATAACGCATCTGTTACACCAGAAGCATAATAAGGAGGTTTTATAGATGGCAGAGTATAAAGTATTAAAAGCTTATAAAGATAAGCAATTAGATAAGGATTTAAAAAAGAATGAAAAAGTAGAAATGACTGTCAAACGTGCAGATGAAGTTGAAGAAACTTTAAAATCAAACGGTTTTGACGGTCCTTTTTTAGAACGAATTAAAGAGAAGAAGTGATGTGAATGATTACTCAAAATCATGTTGATGAGTTTAAATCACGAAATCGTATTTTCTATAACATGGAAGATGATCGTATAAAAAAGGATTTAGAAATGTCTTATGAAGATATTCAAAGTAAATGTGGAAGATTTTCAATAGACGAGATGTCAATTGGTCGTGAATTAGTTTATGAACGTACTAGGTATGTATTCAATGATAAATTAGAAGAATTTCATAATAACTTTTTATCTAGCATTGTCCAATTTCAAATAAACAATATGGAGGTGCCAGAAGATGGCACAACAACGTAGACAAGTAGTAACTGGTGGGGAAATGAGAACACCGGTTATTTTTTATGTAGCAAAACCAAGTGATGGCTTTTTCCCCGGTGAATCGGTGAGCGAAGTTCATTACAAGTGTTTTGCGAATGTTTACCCTCCTTCTCAAAAGGATTTGGACATGACTGATAATAAAGCAAGCATAACTATGGTTACTTGGTACCCGATGGACAAAGATATTACAGATGATATGTATTTTGAAATTCAATTACCTAGATATAAAGGGAAAAAGTTTAACATAATTCAAGTAGATGATGACACTGATTTTCACGCCAATATCAAAATTGTTGGAGAATACTCAGGGTGAGTGTAGAAGTTAAAGGCACACATAACATGCTACGGAAAATAAAAGAACAGTATGGTGAGGGGCAAATGATAAAAGCCCAAGATAAAGCATTAAAGCTAGGTTCTAAATATTTTGTAGGTGTTATGAAGCAGAACTTCCAAGTTTTTAGAGATACTGGTGCGAGTATTGGTGAAATCACAGTAACTGAACCCTATTATATTCACGGTAAAGTAAGAATGGTTAAAGTACATTGGGAAGGTCCTATGAGCCGTTACGCAATCATTCATTTAAATGAGTGGGGTTCAGTCAAGAACCCGAATCCTAGAGGTAAGGGTGCCATTGCTAGAACGATGTTTATGACTGAAAAACCATACCAACAAATAATCAATGAAACGTTAGAAGGTGAACTGTAAATGTTTGATATGTTGAAAACTTTACAAAAATATTTATTAAAAAATGCAACAATTGCTCATCATTGTACAGGTCGTATTCGAGCGTATCATTATGATGAAACAGCCGACACATCTGGAACTTATATTTTAATAAGCCCTTTGATAGCGCCCCAACCATCGACATATGCAAGTGATACAAATTTATCGACTGAATATTTGTACCAAATCGATGTACGTGGACCAAATTACGACCAAGTTAAATTGATTCAAGAAGAAATAAGAAGAACATTGTGGCAGATTGGGTTCCGTCAACAAGATGGAATTGATCAGTATGACCACGATATTAAGATTTATCTCGATGCTAGACGTTATCGAGGTAATCCTTATACCACAGAAGAATTAAGATACATTGATAAAGAATTAACTGAATAGGCAAGCCTTTCGTAAAAAAACGAAGGGCTATTTTTTATGCCTAAATACAAGGAGGAAATATAAATGGGTAGATATAATGCCGCTACTGGCCTAGGTAAAATGTATTATGCAGTATTAACAGAAAACACTGATGGTTCAGTAACAACATCTGCAATCAAAGAAGTGGATTATGTACAAGAATTATCATTAGAATTTGGTGAAGAATTAGAGAAAGCTTATGGTTCGAATAAAGTAGCAGAGATTGCAAAATCTGCTGGAGAAACTACACTTTCTTTAACTTTCCACAAATTGCCAATCGATGTTCAAAAAGACTTATTAGGATTAATTGAACACGAAACAGCTAAAAACGTATATGGTTTTGGTAAATCAACTGGTATCACGTACAGTGCAGTTGCTATTCCGCGTACTATGGAAGATGGTTCTATGGAATGGTTTGGACTTTCAAAAGGTGTGTTCACACGTCCTAATAAAGAAGGTCAAACTAAAGAAGATGGCGTGGAATTCGGTTCAGATGAAATAGAAGGACAATTCATGGAACGTCAAGTTGACGGCTTTAATGAAGAGCTAGCTGTTTTAATGGCATATGATGATAAAGATAGTACTGCTGGACGTGATTCTATTTTTAAATCAATTTTTGATGGTAAAGCGTTTGGAGACGTTCAAACAGGTGGAGAAACATTAACTTCACCAGAAGTTACACCAGAAGCATAAAGACATTAGACGACTTTAATCGGTCGTCTATTTTTGTATACAAAAATAAAATCTAAAATAATCGGTCGAATATAAAACCCGATGAAAAAGGAGAAAATTAATTATGGCTAAAAAATTTGTTGAATTACAAAACGAACAAGGTGAAGTAAAAAAATATCATCAACCTGCTTTTATCAAAGGTAGTGTTGCACGTAAAGGTATGAAAATTGGAAAGAAAGCATCTAAATTACAAAATCCAGAAGAACTTGATGAAAATTTTGAAGATGAATTTTTAGATGAATTGTACAATTTTGTTGCTAAAGACTTATATGATGGACAGTTCACTGCAGAAGAATTTGAAGATGGATTAGATGTACACAATGTTATGTCTGTAGCGATGGAACAATTATCTAGCGTTATGGGAGACGAAGAGGGAAAGACAGCGAAAAAATAAATGATTCACGTCTGAAACCGGAAGATTTCACATTTGAAAAACAATCCGAATACCTCGATACACTCTATAAAGAGCTGATGGAAAACGGCGGTTGGAAAATGCCAGAAATTGACGATGCCGATATTTATCAGATGTTACGAATTATGAATAATAAGAAAAAATCCAATACTAAAGTTGTTGGTAAAGACGAGTCGTTGATTGGGGCAATAACTGGGAAAGACCCTAGAGCTTCCAGTTAACGGCTCTTTTTTTTATCAAAAATGAAAGGAGGATGAGTTATGGCAGGAGATATTAAAGGATTTACGATAGACTTGGGGCTTGACACCTCCGATATCGATCGTGGAATGGCTAATCTACAACGCAAATTAAAAACTGCGGATTCACAAATGAAAGCTAATCTTTCTACATTTGATAAGGCTGAAAAGTCGGTAGATAAATTTGAAACTGAAATAGAAGGACTTAATAAAAAGCTTACACAACAGGGTAGAGCTAGTGAACAATCACAGAAAAAATTAGATCAGTTACGCAATGCGCAAGATAAGATGTCGGGGAAATTAAAAGAAGCTGCAATAAACGCTCAAAATGCTAAAAAACGTTATGAATCTTTAAATACTACTTATGAAAAGATGAATAACGAATTAAAAAAGCATCAATCTAGCGTTAAATCTGCGCAAAACGCACAGAAACAAATGCAAAATACTGTAACAGCATTGAGTGCAAAAATGAGAAATGCTAAATCTTCTGTGGACGAATTGCAAGATGAATTCAATCAATTGAGTGAATCGGGTAATGTGTCAAAACAAGAAATGACTTCATTAGGTAATGAGCTTGCAAAAGCTAAAGTACAATATAACAGCTTATCTAATGCAGTCGACAGTGCTAAACAAGATTTGAACGAATCTAAAATAGCAACAGCAAATGCTAAAAATGAATTACAAAAATTCAGTGATGCAAATAAAGATGCAATGGTTAGTGCTAAAACAGCAATGACTGAAGCTAAAAAAGAAGCTAACAATGCCGAAAAATCTTACGCATCATTAAACAGAGAAGTAGCACAATTACCTAGTAAACTAGATAAAGCCGAAAAAGAAGTTTATGAAAATGCACTTGCTTACAACATCTTACAAAACCGCATTGATGAAACAACAGATGAATTACAAGCCTTTCATCGTGAACAAACTAAGTTTTTTGGTATGGGTCCGGCAATTGCAGCAATGGGTCAACGTTGGGAAGAAGTAAACGCTAAAATCAATAAAATTGGTAATAGCTTCCGTAACGTGGGCTATGTTGTTCAGGGAATTAGCATGGGCGCTTTAGTTTCTAATATTTCTACTGTAATACCTGTGGCTGGTAGTGCAGTTAGTGCAATTGCTGGTATTGGTGGCGCTGCAACTGCAGCAGCTGGTGGTGCAATTGGTCTTGGCGGTGCCTATGGTGTAGCTTTAGGTGGCATAATGGCGTTTAGTGGCCAAGCTACCACAGCATTGCAAATGTTAGAAGATGGACAAATAAAAGTTACAAGCCAAGTGCGAAATTATCAGAGTGCTCTAAGTGGCTTACAAAACCAATGGAAGGGTCTTGTTCAAGCTAATCAAGCGGCTATATTCAATACAATGGCTAATGGTATCAATATAGCGAGAACAGCATTAACTAGATTAACACCTTTTATCACAAAAACAACGAATCAGATAGCAGCCGCCTCTAGTAAAATGAGAGATTGGGTTACATCATCACAAAATGCTAACAATGCCTTTAAACTCATCAATAATATAGGTCCACCTGTATTCCAAAACTTATTGAATGCAGCGATGAAAGTGGGAGACGGAATCACTCACATGTTCACGCAGTTCGGTCCTTTATTTACATGGACAGGAAAAGGCATAGAAAGCTTAGCCAATAAATTTAATGCATGGGCTAATAGTACAAGCACAGATAAAGGTATAGCTCAATTTATCCAGTATACTAAAACGAATCTACCTATTGTAGGTCAAATATTCGGTAACGTATTTAGCGGTATTGTTAGCTTATTCCAAGCATTTAGTGGTCACTCACACGATGTGTTAGTTGGCATGCAAGGCGTTACTAAAACGTTCAAAAATTGGGCTGCTAATTTACAAGGTACTGAAGGATTTAAAAACTTCATAGCTTACCTTAATACAAATGGCCCTAAGGTTTGGCAGTTACTTAAAAATATTGGAAACATTTTCGTTGGACTTATCAGAGGAATGGCGCCAGTTGGATCAGTAATGCTTAGTATCACAACAGCTATAACTGGTTTTATAGCTAAAGGCGCAACTGCTAACAACACAATGGGCTTAATGACAGGTGTTTTAACTGCTGTCGGTGGTGCTTTAGCAGCTATTCTCCCTATGTGGGGAGTGTATAGAACTGTAGTTGGCGGTGCTTCGCTAGTAACTGGCGCATACAATGCTATTGTTAATGTAACTAAAACATCAATGGCGATTTGGACAGGGGTAACTCGTGCATTAGCTTTGGCGCAAATATTAAATGCTAGAAATACTTCATTAGCAACTATAATGACAGGTAAGTATTCTATTGCAACAAAAATAGCGGCAGTAGCTACACGTGGTTTAGGTTTAGCAATTAGATTTATGAGTGGCCCGATAGGATGGGTTATAACTGGTATAGGATTGTTAGTCGGGGCAATCGTTTATTTATGGAAAAATAATGAAACCTTCCGTAATTTTGTTATCAATGCTTGGAATCAAATTAAAGCTACAGCTATATCAGTTTTTGGATTTTTAAAACCTTATTTAGTTGGAATATGGAATGGTATTAAAACATCTGCAATTATTGCTTGGACAATTTTGAAAACTGCAGCAATTGCCACATGGAATGCAATTAAATTTGCTATTCAAAACCCAATTCAAGCTTTAGGTATGGTTTTAACGGCAATATGGAATGGAATCAAATTTGCAACCGTTGCAGTGTGGACAGGAATCAAGGTCGCAGTAACTCTTATAATCCAAACTTGGTTAACTGTTGTACGAGCATATTTTACCGCCTTCAAATTATTTTTTACTAGTTTATGGAACGGTATTAAATGGGTTGCAGTTAATGTATGGAATGGTATTAAAACCGCAGTTTTAGTAATAATTCAAACATGGATTACTGTTGCAAAAGCTTATTTCAATGCTTGGAAGTTTGCACTTTCTGCACTTTGGAATGGTATAAAAACTATTGCAATAACTGTATGGAACGCACTTAAAAATTCAGTATTAAATATAATTCGTGTATTAATTGCAACGGCTAAAGTGATATTAAATACTATAAGAACAGTCGTATCAACCGTATTTAATAGTGCCAAAACTATAGCAATAAATGCTTGGAATATCTTGAAAAATACAGTGTTAGCTGTTTCTCGTGCCTTATGGAATGGTATACGTGCTATTTTTAATGGAATTAAATCCACAGTGATTTCAATATGGAATGGCATTAAATCAATTACCTCTGCAAGTTGGAATTTCATTAAAAATTTAGTGATCAGATTAGCTAAAACCATTTGGAACGGTGTGAAATCTGCATTTAATGGATTAAAAAATTCAGTTATTGCTATATGGAATGCTGTTAAAGGATTTACATCAAGAACATGGAACGCGATTAAAAATACAGTAATTAAATTAGCTAAAAATATCTGGAATGGTGTTAAAAATAATTTTAATGGATTGAAAAATTCAGTCACTGTAATTTTTAATGCGGTTAAGAATTTTGCGATAAAAATTTGGACTACAGTCAAAAATAAAGTTATTTCATTGGCAAAAGCGTTATGGAATAGTGTTAAAAATACATTTAATAATCTGAAAAATGGTGTTAAAAACATATTTAATAGCGTTAAAACAACTGCAATTAATATATGGAATACTATTAAGAACAAAGTAACTGATTTTGCTAAAAAATTATGGTCTAGCGTACGTGGTACATTCAATAATTTAAAAAATGGTTTGAAAGATATTATTGGTAAGGTTAAAAATAATTTAGTTGATACTTGGAATTCCATCAAAAACAAAGTTGTAGATTTAGCTTCTGGATTGTGGTCTAAAGTTAAAGGCACTTTCAATAATATGAAGAACGGATTAAAAGACATTATTGGAAAAATCAAAGGTCATATAAATGGTATGGTAGATTCAGTTAAATCTGGTTTAAATAAACTAATTGAAGGTGTTAACTGGGTCGGTGGAAAACTTGGAATGGATAAGTTGCCTAAGATTAAGCTACACACTGGTACAGAACATACTAATACCACAACTAATTTAGTTAAGAATGGCAAGATAGCTAAAGATACTATGGCTACTGTAGGAGATAAAGGTCGTGGAAATGGTCCGGGTGGATTCAGACATGAAACTATTAAATACCCTAACGGTAAAATGGCTATCACACCTAATAGAGATACAAACACTTTTCTACCTAAAGGATCCTCAGTGATGAATGGTGCGCAAACTCACTCTATGTTGAGTAGTAATCCTGCGTTTGCAAATGGAACTTTACCTAGATTTGCGAGTGGTACAGGTGGAATGTTCGATATCTTAGGTAATGGAAAAAAACCTAAGAAGAAAAAACATGACAACCATAATGATGCAGTTGGTGAAAAACTTGGAGAAATGTGGGGAGGTACTAAAAAAGCATCAGGTGCAATAGTTGAAGGTGGTAAAAAAGCAGTTAGTACAACACTTGGTGCAGCAGCCAAAGGGAAAGATTGGTTAAAAGATAAAGTCGGAGATGTAATGGACTGGATAGAAAAACCTGGTAAGTTACTTAATAAAATATTAGACGGCTTTGGCGTTAACATGGAAGGATTCGGAATATCTAAAGCTGCATCATTACCATTTGACATGATGAAAGGTATGTTCGGGAAACTTAAAAAAGCTGCTACTGATACATTCAAAAAATGGATGGAAGAACAAGGCGGTGGTGATGGTGGTTATATCAAATATCTTGATAATATCACTACGCCATACAGCCCTAATGGACCACCTCCTGGATATGCTTTCAGTTGGCCACATCCAGGTATTGACTTACCTTATATAAATGAGCCAGTACACTCTACTATTAGCGGTAAAGCTTATACTAAAGAAATGCCTGGCGGTTTTGGACATTACATTCAAGTAAAAGGTGGAGCGTTAGATGCATTTTACGGCCATTTAAGTAAATGGTTAGTGAAAAACGGTCAATCTGTTAAACCTGGTACAAAGCTTGGTATTTCCGGTAACACAGGTGCATCTACAGGACCTCACTTACACTATGAAATGCACAAAAATGGCAAACCAATTGACCCTGTAAAATGGTTGAAATCTCATAATGGTGGTGGAGGTAAGAAAAAACCATCCGCATGGGGTAGTACAATCGATAAAGCAGCTAAAAAAATGAAAGTTAATTTATCCAGTGGACAAAGAAAAGGTTTGATTGCCCAAATAGCTAGAGAATCAAATGGTGATGCTGGTGTTACTCAAAATGCAGCACTTAAAGATGGTAATGCTGGTAAGAATCTAGCACAAGGGTTGCTTCAATATGTACCTAGTACATTTAATTCCTTCAAAGTAAAAGGACACGGAAATATTAAATCCGGTTACGATCAATTACTTGCTTTCTTTAACAATAGTAATTGGAAGAATGATTTGCAATACGGTAAATCTGGTTGGGGTCCGAATGGCAGTCGTAGATTCGCTACAGGAGGACTGATACAAAATAGTGGATTGTATAATTTAGCTGAAGAAGGTTATCCTGAATGGGTAATTCCAACAGATCCAAGTAGGAGAACAGATGCTATGAAACTATTAGCATTGGCTGCAAAAGATATTGAAGGTTCAAAAGGTAAGAAAAATAAACGCCCTAGCAACTTTAGTTCTGCAAATGTTAGAAGTAATAATGATAATACCGAAATATTGTTACAAATGATTGAAAATCAACAATCACAAATCAATGTGTTGATGGAAATTGCTAGAAGTAATAAAGGCATAGAAAATAAAGACTCAAACACATATATCGATGGACGTTCTATGACTAAACAAGTGAATAGAAACATGGCACTAGATAGTGCTACTCAATTAATGAGATAAGAGGTGATATTATTGGGATTTACAATGTATGACCCAAATATGAATAAGTTACAATTTCCAGTTGGCGTAAAGCCACTGGATTTTTTTGTATCATCAATAGAAAAAGAAAGAAAAGAACAATCAATTGATGGCGTACCGGGTGTGGTGGATTATGGGTTTAACTACAAACAACGTGAAACATCACTTACATTCTTTTTACGACATTATCACGGAGAACATGATTATTTTTTATTAGAAAGCGATTTAAATGCTTTTTTAGATAGTCATGAGTATTTTTATGTTGCTCGTAATGCTTTACCTTCAAGAGTTATAAAAGTAACTGTAGATGGTTCGTTTAAACCCGAACGTATTTTAGGAAGTATGTATGCACAACTTGAATTAGACGCACGTGTAACTGGTTTGCCTTTTTGGCAAACGAAGTATACAACGCAGGATATAGAAAAGGACGGTTATAGCGCTATCGTTGAGAAATATGGTATGGCAGATGGAATAAATGTGGATTATCTTCCATATAAATTCACTACAAAGGAGTTCACAATATGGAATGGTGGGAATGTAACAGTTGATCCACGCAATATGATGTTGAAAATCAATTTAACTAACGTAATCACTACAAGTAATTTCACTATTGAAAATGTAACGACAGGTGAGAAATTCATCTACAAAGAAGCAATCAGTAAGAAGAATTTAACTATAGATGGAACAAAAGTATTAATTGGTACCTCTAACAAATTAAGAGATACAAATAGAAAATTTATAAGTTTAGCAAAAGGTATCAACAAAATAAAAATAACGAATGGGACTTTTGACAGTGTAGCTGTTGATAGTCCTTTTTATTTTAAATAAATGGAGATGAATTAAATGGGAAGAAAAAATATAGATGCTTTTTGGGATAGACAAAATTTATATAACTTGAACACTAATTTCGATGAACTATTTAGAATTGTAGAAACTGTTAGAGATGTTTCTTTGGATTTAGTAAATGATAGTAAATTAACAGAAGAACAATTTCAACGATTACAAATAGAATTGAATGGTCTACTTAAAAAAGGTGAAGTATCCATTTTTGACATTAATAAGAGTTTGGGTAAAATCGATCAAACCTTTTTAACAGAAGAATTAATTCAACAAATAGCTGGAAATGCAAATGTAAATGCTATACCGGCTGATAATTCTATAACTACTGGTAAATATGTAAATAAGTCTATCACACCGGAGAAAACTAATTTTATAAAAACATCTGATAATTTATTAAATAAAAATGATGTTATAAGTGGTAAAAATCTAAGTACAACTACTGGTGAGTTAATTAATTCTGGCAATGGTGTAGTATTTAATAAATGGTTTGAACTCACACCTGGAGAAACATATATAAGTAACGCTTTATACGCTAGAGTTTTTTATGACAAGAATAAAAAAATTATATCAGGTGCAACTGGCAATAGCGATTTTATAGTTCCTGACAATGCGATATACACAAGATTTTCTACATTATCAATAGATACCGCGCAATTAAATGCAGGTAACGTTTTAAAACCATACGATGAATATTTTGAACCTTATTTAGTTGAGGATATCGCAATAAAAGGGTTGACTAAAGATATCGTAGGCACTGAACAAATCAAAAATAATGCTATAACATTTGATAAAGTAAACTTTATAAACAGAAGTAATAATTTATTAAACAAAGAAAAGTTTAAACTTGGTTATGCAATTACTGTAACATCAAACGGGGAACCCGTTGCAAACTCGACGCAGAACTTATCTGATTTTGTTTTAATCGAACCTAACACCGTTTATACTTCTGACACAGGTAGTACAAGGGTGGCTTTTTATGATTCTAATAAAGTTTTTGTGTCACAATACGCAACATCAACTGTTGAAACACAAATGACTTTTACAACGCCTCCTAACGCTAAATATTTAAGAATTAATATTTATAAAACTGCAATAGATACAGCGATGTTAAATAAAGGTAGTGAATTACTTCCTTACGAAGAATGGCACGAGCCTTTATTAACTGGCGTTAAATTAGATAAAGACAATCAAACAAATACACCTGCAGAACCTGTAGAAATAGACAAATCAAGTATTAATTACTTTGCAATTGACGACCATTTAAAAATAGATTATACGCCACCGACAATTACAGGTATTGGTGTAAATGACCCTATACCTGCTGGCAACATTACTTACACTGATTATTACACTTATTATGATGAATTGATGGCTGATAATCCAGATTATATTACTAAGACATTAGCTGGTACTGATAAAAATGGTAGAGAAATATATAGATATGATTTTAAACCAGAACGACCAGATTATACTAAAAACTCTAATAATATAGAACATGATTTTAATAAACCTAAAATATTCCTTGTGTCATCTACACATGGTAATGAGCGTACTGTTATATGGGCGTTATATAATACTATGAAACTTATCTGTGAACAATGGAAAGATGATGAAGCGTTAGAATTTTTACGTTGGAACGCACATTTCATAGTAATTCCTATTATTAGTCCAGGAGGATACGCAAATGCTACGCGTATTAACGCTAACGGTGTAGACTTAAATAGAAACTATACTGCTCAATGGGAAAATGGTTCAAGTGATTCTAGTCAAACAACATACAGAGGCGCTACACCTTTAAGTGAACCAGAAGCTAAAATATGTGATGACATCATGAAAAATGAAAATCTATCATTTGTCATTGACTACCATAATTTCCATTCTCCTGCTAAAAGCAATTACTTTAATTGGATAATAGGTAGTAGCCCATTTGTTAATGCGATAAGTGAACAATTACTATCTAAAATGGCTAGAAAATGGAAGAAGAATTACCCGGATTTACCACAAGATAGTAGACATTTCGGTTATGTAAGTCCCGCAATAGAAGTAGGGTCTATGACCAACCATGCGACAAAAACATACGGAGTATCTTCAGCGTTATTTGAAGTGTGTTGGAAATTAGATGATAAACCAAATATAGAAAACAGAGATAGTTTTGTTTCAACAATTGCTACAGATTCAGTTATCAATTATTTAATTTTAATTCTAAAAAATGCAAATAAACTTTAAGACTAGGTTAACCCCTAGTCTTTTTATTTATGTTACAGAAGGGAGAGTGAATAAATGTTTATTCGTGACTTACAAGGTAATGAATATTTCTTACAAGGGGTCATCAAGCACGATCAAGAGATAAATGGTGATGAACGTATCGATATTGATATTGAATATACTGATATGAATAGCGAGTTTTTAAAGAAACAAGACGATTTAAAGATGTGGATTATCCTTTTTGAAGGTAAAGAATACCGTGTCATATCCAGTAAACAAACAGGGTTCGGCGACAAATATCAAATATCCGTTACAGCTATTCTTTACATGCTTGATTGGTTAAATACCAGTCGTATATATAAACGTATTGATGAAAGTTTAACAGTAACAGAAGCATTTAACATTGTGTTTGACGATACACCTTTCACTTATTCCATAGTAGAGTCGGCACCTAGTAATCGTTTTGAAGGTATTGGCGAAGGTGAAACACGACTAGAAATATTTAAGACGTTCATTGAGCGTTATGGGTACGAGTTTTTAATTGTCGGTAACACTGTTTACTTACACAACCAAATTGGAAACGACGCTAACTTTGAATATCGTTATAAAGTAAATGCGCAAGATATATCGAAAGAAGTAGACGCATCTGAAATGTGGACGCATGCTAAAGGCTACGGTAATTATTCAGATGATGACGAAAATACGGATGTTATTGATAAAGCTAAATTAAAACGTGAATATACCTCCCCTCTTGAAAAAGTTATAGGTATGCGTAGAGAGGCACCACCTATTAGAGATGGACGTATTACGAATCAATCAACTATGGACGCTAACCTAAAGAAAACAGTTGATGAAAGTATGCAAATCTCGTTTACTGCAGATATATATGATATGTCACAACAAGGATATGATTATCAACATGCTGTATTAGGAGATAGAGTATTCCTTGTCGATGAACGTATCGGACTAGATACTGAAATACGTGTGGTTAAAATCTCACGTGATATAAGCGACACAGGACAGATTATTAACATGGAAATTACTTTCGGGTCGGGGAATATGGCGGACACATACGGGAGTAACCTCTCGACAGCAGCTAAAGATATTGCTGATTTAATTCAAGGACGCAAATCACTACCATTTCAAGCATTAGATATTATTAGTAAATCAATGGTAACTAAGATACAAAATACTACTAGTGAAATTATCTATGATACAAACGGTCAACACTTCATGGATAAAAGGAACAATAACAATATTATGACTATGAATAGCAGCGGGTTGTTATTATCCACAGACGGAGGGCGTACAGCTAAAACTGCAATCACTGCAGAGGGTATTGTAGCAGATACTATAACTACTGGTACGTTAAATGCGAATTTGGTTAGTGTGCGTGGAGGAGATAACACAGATTTCATAGAAATGACTAACCAATATATTCATGTGCATGGTCAATACAATAGAAGTTGGCGTGACATTAACCGTAAAGAACGTGGTTACGTGCGAATTGGCGAAGGTATGATTCGATTCAGAAACGAAGATACTCAATCGTCTGTTTATATGTCTCACTTTGGCATCTCCACTCAAGTTGATGCTTCTTTAGCGTCGGGTACATTAAACTTCTTTGATGATAAATATAGTGACTTTGCACAAGGTGTGACTCTCAATAGTGTAAACGGTGTTGCAGCACTCACATCCGATAATAACAGGGTGTATGTAGAATCAAAAGACTCAGCGAACGTAAACAGTTTAACCGCACCAGTTTATATAAGACCTAACGTAACGACTAGCGATGGATTGAATGAGTTTAGTTTCACACTAGCGAACACAGGTGGAGCAGCATCTACAAATGGTTATTTAATGTACGGGTCACAATCAGGTTATAAATACGGTGCCGGATTAAGATTCACTAAAAATCAAAACGGTAAAACAGTTTCAGTCGTAGATGGTGATTATGCGACAGGTGGAGAAACTACAATCGAAGCTGGTATTGGTTCATTCAATAAAGTCGATAGACGTAGTGGTAACGATTACCTATACATTGTAGGCGATTATTATATGCAAGTTGGTAATGACGCAAGTAGACGTATCGCATCTGACGCTATTTATAAACGTACCTATTCTATGGGCGCTAATATGGTGATTACAGAAGAAGGTACTTTAGGACGTTCTACATCTGCCAGTAAGTATAAATTATCCATAGAAAATCAATTTACTGAACCTAATGAACAATTAGAACATTCTAAAGGCATATTAAATTTAGACGTGAAATCATGGTTTGATAAAGCGGAATCAGAAATAGTATCAAAAGAATGTGAAAAAGGTTGTCGTATAAGTGATGATAGTTTCAAACTAAAACGTCATGTAGGTTTAATTGCCGAAGATGTTGAGAGTGTCGGACTAAGCGAATATGTAGATTACAACACAGAAGGTGGCGTTGAATCTATTCAGTACGACAGACTTTGGGTTCACTTAATACCTATTATAAAAGAACAACAAAAACGCTTGGAGGAATTGGAAAATGGAACAAAATAATGTAGACGATAAAGACATTAAATTGGCAATACAACAAAATGAAATAGCACGTTTAAACGATGTAAACATTAATTTGCAGGTACAAATTGAAAAATTATACAGAGAATTACAAGAATACAAAGAGTCACAACCAGAATAAGTTGTGGCTTTTTATTTTGTAGAAAGTGGGTGAATTGATGAAAAGGACATTTAGTATTAGTAAGTTAGACACAAAAGAAATATTGTTAATCGCTCAATCCCTACTACTAGGTTCGACCATATTTGGACGGGGTGTACTTTGGTTTACAAGTCCAGAAACAATATTGAAAGATTCGCCTTTTTATCTAGCTTTAAATGAAATCATGCCTATTTGGTTATGGGGTTTAATAATTATGGTTACTGGTTTTCTATACACTATGAGTGCATTGTTTGTGACAAGTATGGAAGAAAACAGCAAATATTATTTCTTCATCTTTGTAGGCGGTTTAACCTCGTCGATATTCTACTTCGTTATGACGAGCGCCGGGTTGTACAATAATTTAAATTGGCTAACACCATTCAACTTTTTAATATTGACAGCGTGGACTGGTGTTACATCGTTTGTAGGTGGTGCGGAGCTATATGGTAGACGAAAATAAGTTTGTTACACACGATGTATTTAATACACGTGAACGAAAAATATATCAGTACATTGACAGAGGCGACCAAGAGTTAAAAGATTTATACCATAAACTAGATAAAAAGTTAGAGTTAGATCAACAACGAGGCGAACAAACGATAAAACAACAAGATAAAATGATAGATAGTTTAGACAAGATTAATAGCAATTTAACTGGATTTGATAAGCGTGTTTCTAATATTGAAACGCAAACAAAATCAAACACAGATGCAATACAGGAAATTAAGGCAACAACGAAAGAAAAGAAAATGGGCGCTGTTCAAGTAACAATTGCCATCATAACGGCGTTAGGTGGTATTTTTGCAGCAGCGATAGGTTTTGCGCAAGTATTCTTTTAGAGTCGGCACGTTCGTGTCGGCTTTTTATTATGGAGGTAATTAGATGAAGAAAGATAAAACAAAACAATTTATAGCTTTAGTAGGTGGTTTCTTAGGTGCTTTATACATGGCGTTAAACGCATCTGGAATCAGTGCAGAATGGATTAATCCACAAAAGGTTGATGCATGGGTAAACGTGCTTAATACAGGTATTCCAGTAGCGTTAACTTTCTATGGTGTATATAAAAATACATTTGTTGTAACTAAGAAAGCTAAGCATCAAGAAGAAGCATTAAAAGACTTAAATATGAAATAAGGAGAGGTTTATATTATGAAGAAACAAGATGGAGTTAAATGGGCGGTTAAAAATATCGGGAATAGACTTACTGACGGTCAACCATACGGTGCGCAATGTGCAACGTTTATTATTGAATTTACTAAAAAGTATTGGGACGTACATCCACAGGGAGACGCAAAAGATTTCATTAACTATAAATGGCCTAAAGGTTTCCAAGTTATTAAAGGTAAAAATCAAATACCACAACCTGGAGATATATTCGTATTTGGTGGAGAATACGGACACACAGGTATAGTCACAGAAGCAAACGGAACTTACTTTAATAGTATAGATCAAAACTGGTACAACGAAAGTTTAACTAAAGGTAGTCCAGCAGCGTTTGTAGAAGACCATGACTATAGCAATTTCTTAGGAGTTATTCGTCCACCTTATGAAGATGCTGAAAAAGGCGCTAGCAAAAAATCAACTAAGATAGAAACAATTAACCACACAATCAATTACAAAATGGCTAACCGTAGTGGTAATGTGAAAGGTGTTGTAATCCACAATACAGCAGGTAATGCTACAGCTAAGCAAGATTATAATAATTTACGTAATGCTTCAGTAGCACGTTATGAAGCGGGCATAGCTCACTACTATATCGACAGAAACACAGTATGGCGTGCAATTGATACGTATAGCGTAGCTTGGCATGTGGCTGATGCTAACGGTAATAATAGTTATATTGGTTATGAGGTCAACGAATCAATGAACGCTAGTAACAAAGATTTCATGGCAAATGAACAGGCAACATTTAAAAAGGCTGCAGCAGATATGTTGTATTATGGATTGCCGGTTAACAGAGATACAGTGATGTTGCATAATCAATTTGTGCCAACAGCTTGCCCGCACAGAAGTATGGCAATTCATACTGGATTTGACCCAGTTAGACAAGGTGCTGCACCAACTAATATTAAAAATCAATTGAAAGATTACTTCATTAAAGAAATTAAAAAATACTATAACGATCCATCATTAAAAGCTGGTGCGCCTGCAAGTAGTGATGTTCCAGATAGACCTACAATTCCAACAGAAAAAGAACAATCTAAACCTGCTAAACAACATGGTACATCAGTTGGTAATGGCTGGAAAAAGAATAGTTGGGGAATTTTATGGAAGAAAGAATATGCTTCATTCACATGTAAAGTTTCAGAAGGTATTGTAACAAGATACATTGGTCCTAGCCTACACAACCCTATAGCTGGTGGTTTAGAATACGGTCAAACAGTTAACTACAGCGAAATTCAAGACTATGAAGGCTACATCTGGATTAGTTGGGAAGTGTTCAGTGGCGATACAGTTTACATGCCTATTGGTAAATCAGATGGTAAAGGGAATAGAGTGGGTAAGGCATGGGGAATTTTTAGTTAATCAAACTATTTATTGAATGAACAACACAGTTGTGCTAATATATATAAAATAACAATTATATAAGTGGTTTATTACATTAATGAATTATTTAATTATGGCGCTTCGGCGCCTTTTTATATAATAACTTTAAGATGAGAGAAGGTTAAAATGTTGGATGCTTTTAATATGATTGTTGGTCTTTTAACAATGGTCGGTTTTATTTTTACACTAAGTGCTTTTTATAAAGAAAAAAATAATAATAAAATAAGGAGAGAACGAACAGAAAGTATACTAAAAGAAAGTATAGAATATAACACTAAACATATAAAAAATATGTATGATAAATTTAACCATAATTTCAATCAATATAATGAAGCGATAAATATTAATCCAGAATCAGAGTATGGTCATAGAATAGATTTAATCACATATTTTATCCATGTATATGGAAACGAATATTTTTTACATAAATTGAAAGATACAAGAGATACTATAGAATCATATTATATCAATAACATAGATGATTCTAAATTCAACTACGATAAGTATTTTGAGTTAAAAAGAGATTTGAACGAATTAATCAAAATATTAGAATATTATAAGTATCAAATCGATATATTTTTGGAACCACATGATGAATTTTTAAAATACAATTTAAATCAAAAAATCATATACAAAAATTATACAAGGCCTAATGATTTAATAACTAACGATTTAAACTATAATGGTAACGATTCTATTATAAACCCTATAATGTATTATAATAGAATCATAAGAGAGTACGATGAATATTTTAGTGATTTAGAGCATTTGTCTGTACCTTTAATGGCACCAGTTGATGATGAAATGTTTGTTAGATCATTTATTGATATAGATTTTAGTAGTGTACATGAAGAAGTTAATAATATTATTAATAAGATAAATAAAAATATTAATTGAAGATGAGTAACAAGAAAAAATTATATAGAACTATACAAAGATTAAATGAAGTCACCTTAATTAATAGGTGGCTATTTTTTCATTTACATATACGAACAAGTGTTCTATTATATTTATGAGGTGATTATATGATTCCTAATTTAGATTGGAATAAAAACTTTCAAGAATTTCAAGAAATATTAAATTCTGGGATAAACTCTGAATGGCTATATAGTGCTAAAGCAAACATGATTTTAAATCCTGCTTATACTGGAGAAGGTAAACAATTTTTCTTCACAAAAGATATTATAAAAGCTAGTAAAACGATTCCATTTTTTTGAGGTGATTATATGAAACCAATCAATCCAGATGTCCCAGATGAATATAAATACACAAGTGATTACCGAGAAATACCTAGAGAATATCTTAATCCACGTATACCCAAAGGGCGTGGAATTGTTAAGTGGCAGGCGTTTAAGACGATGCCGGAACAATATGAACAACTAGAACAATACATACAAGACCAAAATAAGATTGATAGACCTATATTAGACGACGATCAATTGAATGAGCTTAATAACACATTAATTTTCAAAATGTATAACGACCCATCTATTGAATTGCGTTACTTCGAAAATGGATATATTAAAACTAAAGTAGGTTATATTCATAAAGTAGATGTTCATACAAAAACACTACATATGTATGAAGATACTGGAATGAGTGTATTGAATTTAAAAGACATATTGGAGATAAAATAGGGGAGCTATTATGGAAACACATCAGTACGCCCGAGCATATCGTTGAGTAGTTATTATTGTTATTAAAGTTGACATAGATTTTTTTAATTAATCTTATTATTGTATATTAAAATTAGCTAGTGAAAAACTAGCGCAATTCACCTTTTGTAAAATGATATATTTTTAACAGTCTGCCCCCACAGGCTGTTATTTTTATGTGAATTTACTTAACATAAATTTTTTCACAAAAAATAAATAGTATATAATGATTTTAGCTAGCGGAAACTAGCTATCTTAACCTTCCACTATTTAAATAAAAAACGAGCGTGATAATTATGAGTGAATACAAACAGGTAATCAAAAAACTAATTGAAAGTGACATAACTGGTTATCAAATATATAAGAACACACTTATAAATCAAGCTATAATTTCTACTTTAAGAAACGGGAAACGTGATTTAGACAATCTATCATTAAAGAATGCTGAAAAACTATACCAATATGGAAAAGCCCACCTAAGTGAATAG